ATACCACCTCTTGGTAAATCCTTATTGGCAGTAGTTCCTGTAAAATCAATTGTTTGTCCAGTTCCTACTAAAGTGTAATCAGTTAAAGCTGAAGACCCAACAACACCAAGATATGGTTTTTGGAAGATGTTATTAATTAAAATCGCACCAAAACTACTGCTTATACCAGTTGCATCAACTCCGTTTGAAGTCAACTTAAATTGATCAGTTGATCCATCAAATCTATCAGATATATCATCTAATATTCTGTTTGTATCATAATTTAATCTATAGTATGCTCTTCCAGTAAATGTTGAAAATGTAGTTATACCAGTTGGATTAGTTGGATTCTCTGGATCAGGAACTCCTTTTGGCCCATATGGTGCCTCTGAAAAATACAATCTTCCTTCATTAATTCTATAATCACCCTTCAAAACAGTTACCGCAGCACCAACTGTATGAGCTGTCGCTACTGTTCCCATTTGACCTCTATCGACAACTAATATATTAGTTGAACCTACTCCAACTAGATTGACTTTAAATATTTCATCTTCAATTCTAAGTAAAGACTTACCTGCTATTTCAGAAACATCATTTAGGAAAATAGAGGTGCTTCCTACTCCAACAGTGCTAGCCAATCCAACTGAAATGGCGGTTGTTATTCCTAGTGGACTTTGAATTACATTATCAATGGTAATTAAACTTCTAATTGTCGCATTTTCTGATGGAACCGATAAAGTATGAGTATTTCCAATCCCAGTAGTGTTAATAAATGATACTGCTATACCTGAATTTGCAAAAGTAGCAGAAATTGCAACTTTAATAGTATCTTGATCTTCTTTAATTACAAAAAGAGTTGATGGTAATAAAGTTGTTGCAGCTACACCAGCATTAACGTCCGATGTGTTTGCAATTCCAATGGCAGATTGTCCAGTTTGTGGTTTATAAATTAATTCCTCCCCAGTATTAAATTCATGTTTTATTATTGTGAGTAAATCTGTAGATGTATTAATTCCAGTAACTGGATCAAAGGTTTTATGGAATACAGATTCACCGTCAGTGAATATATTAAAGCTTGTTGTTCCAATTACACCGCCACCAGTAGATGTTACAATTCCAGTAAATTGAGAACTAATATCGTCTATTAATAAAACTTTGTTTGTTATTGACTCATTGTAATCAGTTATTACCTTAGAATCAAATGAAACTAATTTTGATAAACTAGGATCAGTTGTATTTTCACTTACCAAATCATAATAAAATCTATCATGAACAGAAGCTTCCTGATCAATCTCAACATCTAATTCCAGTAATGAATCTGATTTTAATGAATGAGTGCCTACTTCATGAACACCTAAATTACAGAAATTTTTAAATCCAGCAACATGATCCAAACTATTAACAGAATCTTTCCAAGTTAAAAATGGAACAGACCCTTTAATTGAATAAGAAAATCTTTGATAGTAATCGTTGTCGTGTAGATTTTGTACACTGGAATTTAATTTACCAGTTTCTTTTTTCCATCCATTTTCTTTTTCTACTGTACTATCTACGTTCAAATCAAAATCAAATTTAAATATATTTTCTACTGTAGATTTATTATTACTTTGTGATCCTACAATAATATCATTTTCTAAAAATTCACCACTTACATTAAATATCTTTAAG